ATTCGCGGCACGGTGCGCCGTGTAGCGATGATTGCGGCGGGGATGAAGCCGCCATGCTCGCTGGTGGACGCCGAGAGCATACCGGCGAGGAGCGGCCCGCCTAGCCCGCTGGAGGGCTCGTTTCCAGAGAAACCGGGCGACTACGGCCTGAGCCACTGGAAAAAGCCAGAGACAGACGCAGACAGAGAGGGTATGCGCCTCTCCTGCTCCGATCTAAACGTCATCAAGCGAGCGGCGATGGCCGAAATCAAACGACGCATTGCGGATCGCGATGAGGACAAGGCCGTAGAAGAGCTCGCCACGCCGGAGGAACTGGAGATATTGACAGATGGGCGGGCGGGCCAAATAGAGTTTGTATCCGATCAGAAAGCCGACGACAACGAACCCGACAACGATGACATTCCCACTGGCGACAACGATGCTGACGCCGAACTCACGCCAGAGGAAGAGGCGGCCCTGATCGAGGCTATCAATCAATTAGAGCAAACCATCGAGGAGGTATTACAATGAGTGAGAAATTAGACGCTATTCTCCAGAGGATAGCTGAACTGGAGACCGTTGTAAAGGAGCACAAAGACGATGGCGCTACGCTGGACATGGACAAAATCAAAGAGACGCTGGAGGCCCTGGTCGAGGAAAAGGTGAAGGCCCAGGCTGCCGAAGCCCCTGTCCGACGTGGTGTGAATCCCGTGGTGGCCGACGTGATCTACGCGGGCGAGAACCTGAAAGAAGGCAACCGCTATCGGCGATTGCTCAAGGATTTCGCCGCCAACGGCTACAGCAAGTTCGGTAGCTACAAGGTGCGCCCTATCGATCTATGGCTGGCCCACAAGGTCATGAAGGAAGGCCACTTCTTGATGCCTGGTCGCGCCCCCGCACCCTCGGATGACCTGACCGAGGCCGTGAAGGCGCTGACCAGCACGGGCAGCGGTACTGGCGACGAGTTGGTGCCGGCCGACATGGCCGCGCAATTGTGGGAGGATTTCTTCCTGGCTTCCCGCGTGGCTAACTCGCTGACCGTTATCCCCATGCCGACAAACCCGTTTGATGTGCCGTTGGGCCTGGGCGACGTGACCTGGCGCAAGGGCACAGAGAACACGGCTACCACGGCGAGCGATCCGGCGACTGCCAAGAGCACGTTGACGGCAACCGAGCTGGTCACCGAACAGAACTGGTCATACACGCTGGACGAGGATGCTGTAATCGCGATGGCCCCGGCCATTCGCGCGCGGCTGGCCATCTCCGGCGCGGAGATCATAGATGCCTTTGCCCTGAACGCAGACGGAACCAACGCCGCAACTGGCAACATCAACCTGGACGACGCTGATCCGGCCGACGACAGCTACTATCTAAGCGATGGGCAGGACGGCATCCGCCACCTGTGGCTGGTGGACAATACGGATCAGGCCGTGGATGCCGGTGGCGATGCGCTGGCCGACGCAGACGTTGTCAACGCGCTGGTGAAGATGGGCAAATATGCCGTCAATCCTGAGCAGTGTGTCATCGTTTGCGATGTGTCGACATATCTGAAAGGCTTCCTGAACCTGGACGGTGTGCTGACCATTGACAAGTTCGGCCCTAAGGCCGTGTTGATGACTGGACAGTTGGCGGCCTATCGCGGAATCCCCATCGTCGTTTCGGCCAGCCATCCGCTTGCCGAGGCCGACGGCAAGGTGAGTACAACCGCCGCCAACAACACTCTCGGCTCGCTGAGCATCGTCAATCGGAACATGTGGTACGTCGGGTTTAGACGTGAGTTGCTGATCGAGGTAGACCGTGATATCCAGAAACGGCAGTACATCATGGTCACCAGCTTGCGCGAAGCGGTGGCTGCGCGGGGCACTCGCTCCAGCGCCACGCATACCGCTGGCGTCTACAACATCCTGGTCTAAGCCACCTGACAAGGGGGCGGGCTAGACCCGCCCCCACACTTGAACGCGGGAGGTAGTTATGACAATTTCCAAAGAACAGTGGCAGAAAATTCTGTCTATCGTGCTGAGCGCGACGCTGGCCGTGTTCGCTGTGTTGGGTTGGGTCATCCAAGTGGAGTCGCCGGAGGCGCGAGCCATCCGTGAACGGATCAGCATTGATGCGCAGGACGACGCATATCTGTACAACGGTGCTGACCTGTACGTCTATAGCGACAACCACTCAACGCAGAAATTCCACGTGGACGGGGCGACCGGCGCGGTGGATGCTGAGAGTACGGCCAACTTCGCCAGTGCTGTGACCATCCAAGCGGGCGGATTGACCATCTCCGATGGCGACGCGGTTGTAGCCGACGACTTGCGGATAACGGCGCAGACAGCCATCACCGTCACTAACGGCAACGCTTTCACTCCGACCGGCACATATCAGCCTATCCAGGCCGCCGCCGAGGTCACGCCGACCGTGACCGTCGGCACAGCAGGCGACGTAGTAGTGCTAATCAACACCAGCGCGAACACCATCAACATCGCCGACAGCGGCACAGCGAAACTCTCTGCCGCCGCCGCACTGGGGCAATATGACAGCTTGACACTCTGGTGCGACGGCACAAATTGGATTGAGGTATCGAGGAGCGACAACTAGGCCATGCGCATCCTGGCGTACTGCGACGCAGCCTGGGAGCGGGCTACACGCAAGGTCGTGGGGAAAAAAGCAACGGTGCTCACCTCGCCGCCAATCTACGCCGCCACGTTTGACCCCGCTTGGCTGGAAGGGCTAGATCTGCTCTACCTTGACCTGCACGGCATCCCTGGCAGCGTTTATCTCTGGAGCGGGCCGAGAGGTCGTCGTAGCGCAGCGCTATCGCTGAAGACTGTCATGGCGGCTGACCTGCGGGGTGTGGTCGTGTTTCTCACCACCTGCTATCTGCCAGAAACGCACTTCCTGCGCGCATTCTTGGATGCGGGGGCGCGGGCTGTAATCGGCGGAGCTGGTGAGAACTGGGGCACAAGCCGAGGGCTGAGCGGAGCACAGCGGTTAGCAAAGTGGCTGATTCGCTTCCTGCGGCGGGGTAAATCGCCAGAGGAAGCCCTGCGGCGGGGTAAATCGCCAGAGGAAGCCCTGCGTCTGGCGAAACGAGCCCTGCGCTGGCTACCGACTCTACACCTCAGGGCGCGTCGGGATGCGCTTGAGTTCCAAATCTGGACACGAAAACAAGGAGAAGATAAAGAATGACTGAATTTGACGCCAAGAAAACGAACATCATTCCGTATGCTTTCTACGTGGCCGACGCCAGCGGCCAGTCGCAAAGTGCGACCGCTATGTCTGCCGCTGGCGAGGCAACGGCGGGCGACTGTCCGCAGCAACCCTGCCCCTGGGCAGGTAGCATTGTAGGAATAAGCGTTCAGGTGGAAGCGGCCCGCACTGCGGGCACGCTCACCATCCAGCCGTCCATCAACGGCTCGGCGGCGGCCGCCAGCGTTGACATTGACGGCACGAACACGCAGTACAATACCGCAACGTGGCGGCGGGGGCTATATCCCGTCACCGCCGGTCAGCGCATCGGTTGTTTGTGGTCGAGTGACGCCAGCTGGGCGGCAGGCACTACGCCGTCCGTCCACGCCATCGTCTACGTCCACGTAGAAGAGAACTAGTCAGACGGGGCGGGTAGTCCATCCGCCCGCCCCGCACAAAAGGGGGGCAAAATGTCTTGCATAATCGGCCTGGTGGAAGGAGAAACAGTTTACATCGGCGCAGATTCCGCATCGGCGGATGGCTGGGAAGTGCGGGCGACTAAATTGCCAAAGGTCTTCAGGGTCGGACGGTTTATCATTGGCTATACCACGTCGTTCAGGATGGGGCAGATTTTACAGCACGATTTAGACGTAGCGCCGCAAGAACGCGAGAACGACGACAAATACATGGTTAGTGTATTTGTTGAGGCCGTGCGCGAATGCCTCAAAGAACACGGCTACTCAAAAATCGAGAACAATCGAGAAGAAGGTGGCACGTTCCTAGTCGGTTATCACGGGCATCTGTACAGCATTGGCAATGACTATCAAGTCAACGAAATGGCCGATGGTGTTGATGCCTGCGGCTGTGGCCGAGAGTATGCGCTCGGTGCGATGAGGGCTCTGGCCCATCTCCCAGCGCGTGAGAGGATAACGAAATCGCTAGAAATAGCAGCGTATTTTTCGGGTGCGGTCATGCCACCATTTCGTATATTGCGAGCTCCAGATTGGATTTGACAAGGAGAGATCATGAAACTCAGATGCATAGCGCCATACCGCAACGACGTGCGCGGCGTGATTTATCGCGTCGGCGACGTGTTCGAGGTGACAGCGGAGATGAAGCGATTTTTGCTGGCTGACGCTCCAGGCTGTTTCGAGGAAGCGATAGAGAGAAAAGCGCTGGACGCGCCGCCGGTGAACAAAATGATGGATGAGCCGGTGGTCAAGAAGTCGCCGAAACGCAGACGCAGGAGTAGATAGTGGATCGCTACAGCTATGCTACGTTGGATGACATAAAAGCTGCAATAGGGGCCGCCACGACCACCGATGATTCTTTGTTGCTCAACTACCTGATCGCCGCCACGCGGTTCATAGAGTCACGCGAGGGCACGGGGCGTCGGTTCGTGCCGTGGACGGGAACTAAACGCTACGACGGCTCAGGCACTGGACGGCTATACGTGGACGACTTGCTCAGCGTGACTACCCTCGTAGACGACGATGACACCTGGGTCAGCACGGACTACTTGCTCTATCCGCGCAATGCAGCAGCAAACGGCGAGCCATACCGCTGGATTGAGGTAGACCCCGACGGCGATTATTCCGCCTTCACCGACGAGGCCGATGTTGTGGCTATCACTGGCGAGTGGGGCTACGCGGCCGACACCGAGGACTCAGGGGCAACCGTGGCGACTACGCAGGCGGTCGGAGACACAACGCTGGTCATAGCCACCGGCTCTAACGTCAAAGTCGGCCACCTGCTACTCATTGGCTCGGAGCGCCAATTCGTCACGGGCAAAACCACCGGCTCGCCAAATGACACGTACACTGTCACGCGCGGCTTGCTGGGCACGACAGCAGCCGAACACGCATCGGGCACGGCAATCTCTTACTATCTTGCACCATACGACATCTGGTTCGCCACCGTCGAGATTGCCAAAAATCTCTACCGCATGAAAGACGTATTCGGCGAGGAGGCAACGGCCATTGCCGAGTTGGGCCGCATTCGCATCAATCGCGCCGTGACGCGCGACGTCCGCGATGTGCTAAGTGCATACAGGCGCGTGGGAATATGATTCGGGTCACGGTAGACACCAAGCAGTTGGAGCGCCATCTGACCGATATGCAGCGCAAGGCGTTGCCGAAAGGCATAGCGCGTGCGCTCAAAAAGAGCGCGAAGGCGGTAGAAGCCGAGGTCAAGCCGCTGACTCCCGTCAACCTGGGGCGGCTAAAACGCAACATTCGCTCGACTGCTACCAAAACCGAGGCGAAAGTGGGCACGAACGTTCATTATGCGCCTTACGTGGAATTCGGAACAAGGCCGCACTGGCCGCCGTTAGAACCGATTTTGCGTTGGGTGACGCAGAAGGCGAGGGGCAAGGGATTTCGCGGCGCGTTCGGGATACAGCGGCGCGGGTTTGAGCGCGGGTTGAAGGCGGCACTACCGGCAATCAAGACGATTTTCAGAACGGAAATCGAGAAGGCAATTCGTGGGACAAAGGGCGGCAAGCCGCGCAAGGGGAGCTAAATGCTAGAGTCAACGCTAATCGCACAGCTGGCAGCGCAAGAGGAAGGCATCACCGGCGTGACCAAATCCTACGGTTTCGCCGAAAATCCAGAGAGTATACCGGCCGCCAACCTGCCGGCCGTGGTACACTTTGCGCCCTCGTTCACGGTAGCGGACGAGGCAACGGGCATCATTTTCCGCAGTGTGATAACCATCCGCTCCCGCCTGCTGGTCACGCCGCGCACCGACTTGCCGTCCGACGAAAACCGAGCGGTTGTCTTCGGTTCACGCTGGCGGGCGACTTTCAACAGTAAAACGACGCGGAGCGCCATTTGCTCGGCGGCAAGCGCAGTACAATTCCGGCTTGTGTCCGGCGAATACGGAATCGTGGAATACGCTGGACAAGAATATTTCGGTTGGGACTTTGTGTTCGAGGCAATCGCGGTGGCATGATGAGATTGAAACAAGCACTCATAGACATAGCAATGATAATCGTTTTGGCCCTGCGCCTGCCGGGGGCGTGGGTCAAGGAACGGAGGAAGAAACATGACAGTTAGGTCAACCTGGGAACGCTTTGTAAACATCGCCATCGAGCCGAGCTGGGGCAGTGACCCCACGGCCGGTTGGTGGAATCAACTGGGGAAGTGGATTGAGCTCCCCGTTCAGGAGGGCGTTGGCGGCCTCACTTTCGAGGAGACAAAAATCCGTCCACGCGCCGTCGCTGGCAAACGCAGCCTAGACCAGATGCCGCCGCTGGACGGTGCACAGGTCACAGGTGGCACGCTGGACGTGCTGGCTATCCCCGACAGCCTCGGCTGGTTGCTGTATGCTGCCCTGGGCGCAGAGAGTGTGTCTGCTACGGCGGATAGCAATAACTCGCTTCTGAGCGCATACGATATGAGCGGCGGTGACACCAGCCTCACATCGCAGCCAGACGCTACCAGTGTGCTGGCGCTGACCGTGGCGTCGCTGGCGGGGTCGGGCAACATCACCATCACCGGCACGGACATCAACGACGACTCCATCTCGGAGACGATTGCCGTCTCTGCCGACGGCACATATTACACGCGCAAGATGTTCAAGTCGGTGGTGACCGACGGCGTGGCTATCGCAGCCGGGATCACGGGTGGAACGCTGACCATTGACGGCTACAACAAATACGTCCACACGTTCACTTGTGCCGACACCAACCCATCACTTCAGATCGAGGACTACGGCGACCCGTCGGCGGGGAGCGGCAAAAGCTGGTTCTACAAAGGCATGGTGATTTCTGAACTGGGACTTTCCTTCGACGTTACCGACGAGGGCGGCATCCTCACGCTCAAGCCGACCTTTGCGGGCAAGACGCGCACGGCAGCCTCAAAGACCTCGGCGCGCGTCTCGCCGCACGTGCCGCTGGCAGGGTGGACGGCGAGCGCCAATAATGGCTCTGCGTTCAACAAAATCATCTCGATGGATTTGACCATTAAACCCAACGCAGGCGTCTACCGCGCGGCCGTGGGTAGCCAATCCCCAGCGGGCGCAAAATACGGCGGGCGGCTGGTGGAAGGCACGATGCGCATCCTGGTGGAGGACAATACAGAGTATGACAAGTGGGCGGGTAATACCCTAGAGGACATGGTCATCACGTTCACCTCGCCGGAGCTTTTGAGTGGCTCTACCTACGCCTCGCTGGTGCTCGACCTGAGCGCGATGTACTATGAGACTTTCCCGATTGAGGACGCCGACGGGATATACGCGGCAGCTACAACCTTCTTCACAGTGGAGGATGCCACCGACAACGTGGTGAAGGCCACGTTGACTACTTGCCTGCCGGATGTGTGGTAAAACAACGCTCTGAAAGCGTTTCTGTCGGCGGAAAAGTCACGTCATTTAAACGATTTTCGCTTATTTCCGAGCGGTTTTTATACAACAAATCACAACGGATTACAACGCTGTATCATAAAGTAGCGTAAAACATCGTCGGAGCGTGCTCGAATAAGCGAAAATCGTATATATAAATACACGTATTTTCTCTAAAAAACGCTCTGTGCGCTTCTCAGAGCGTTTAGCGAAATATCGTAAATATGCGTCAAGTGTAACAGTTTACAACGGAATACCGTAGATATACAAACGGGCGAAAGGGGGGACTATGAAACCCAAATCAATCCGCATCAAAGCCGCCGATTTTGCTATCGCTGGTCTCAACCTGGACAAGGAC